ATGCTAATGTATTTTCTTCTACATTATTTGGAAGCTCTAATTCAGATTCTAAATATAAAGATACCTCAAATGGTTTCCCTACATCTCCTTTAGCTCCATTTTCTCCCTTTTGTCCAGGAATCCCTTGTTTTCCCCGTACACCTTCAGGACCAGGAGGACCGATTTTTCCTGTTATTCTTAATGCTCTTAAAATATTTTCCATATTATCTATTTTTTGTTTAAATGATTCTTCACCTACATTATCAGAATTTAAAGTTATATTATAATGAACATCCTTTTTTTTTAAAATTAATTTTCTGGTTTTTTTGTCAAAAAAAAATTTTATATCTTGTTGGTCAAATAATGTTATAATATTAGACATATATATTACTCGATATTTTGTATTTTTAATAAATCCACAATTATTTTATCCAAAAAATTAAATACATCTACTTTATTATTTTGTAAATTATAAATATTATTTTTTTTAATTTTATATTTTATTAATAAAGTTAAAGTATATTTATCTAATTTGTCTGCATATGCTCTAATATGATCGATTATATCACGTTTTTCTTGTAACAACTTATTTTTTAATTTTAAAACTAATTCTTTACTATCTAATTTTGGATTTAATATTTTATGTTCTAAATACCAAAAAACCCATGCTTGACAAAATCCACCTATCTCATTTGTATATTTTTTAAACCATTTTTCTCCAATATTTTGAAAGTCAAATAATGACTGATAATCCTTAGGTGCTTTATATTTATATTGTTTTCTTGTTAAATTTTGCATTATTTTACTAACTTTTTTTTGTAATATATTATCTAAATCAGTTTCATATTTACTATAATAAACACCATAAGTTTCAAATCTTTCTATTTCTCTTCTATTATTATCTATTATTAAAATACTAGCATGAGATCCACCATTTGTAAAATGAATTGAAATTCCAATAAAAATAAACTCTTTATTTAGGACATTTTTAATACAATTTTCTAAATTCTTACTTATATAATAATTATCTTTACTTGTATATATAATTTTTGAACATTCAAAACAATTAGGAATAATATTCTCACCATAACTATTTTTTAAAATTTCATTCTTATCTTTCTCACTTAAATTCTTACATATTGGTATACCTAAATTATCATATTTTTTTATTAAATAATGTGCTGATGCTATATAACTCCATATATATGATGTATATGGAGTATGATGTGGAGTTTTGTAATTTAATAAATTAACTTCAACTTCTGGAATTTTTATTAAATTATTTAAAACTTTTTTTATTTTTAATCTGTCATTCTTTTTCACATAATCTAATGGAGTTTTATTAAATTTATTTTTTATGGTAATATCAACCTTTTTATTTAATAAAATATCCTTAAAATCACTCCATCTATTTTTAAAAAATATATGATGCATTAAAGTATTACCTTCTATATTTTGCTTATTTACATCTATTATATTTTTTAGGAATGTTTTTTGAATATCTAAATTAGTTGTATTATTCATTAATATTAAATTAAAATAATTATTTTCAAAATTGTTTGTATATGAAAAATCTATATTCTGTGTTACTAAAAATTCAATAAATTCAATATTATTCTTCAATATTGCATAACTTATTAATGTTCCATTTTGATTTGTAGTATTAATATCTAACCCCATCTTAATTAATTTCTTTAAACATTTTAAATTGTTAGTATTTACTAACTGAAATGATATTAAATCATCATTCTTATCTACTCTATTTAAATCAAAATTAAAATATTTTCTTATAAGCTCTAACTTATCACAAGAACTTTCTAATATATAATTTATGCCATTTATATCATCTGGTTTTAATAAACTACATCCTAAATATTTTAGTTCTTGTAAAATATCTTCTTCTAAATTATTAGAATTTAAAATATAACATACTAATATTGTGTGATTGAATATATTAACATGATGGATATTTTCAGGTTTATACTTTTTCATAAAATAAATTAATAATTTAGGATGATAACTTAATATTTGATATCCATTCATACCATTATTATTCACCTTATTTAATATTTTATTATCATAATTAACTAATAAACTAATAATATCTTTATTGCCATAAAAACATGCATCATGAATTGGTAATTGTAAATTTTGACCTATAGTATATAATAAATTTTTATTACTTTTTAATAATTCATCTAATTTAGATACATCATTATTTACAATATACTTAAATATTACAATTTTATTATTCATATAATATAATAATAATATTATTTTAATAAAATAATATTTTAATTAAGCTGAACAATTAAGACAGCCTTCATCTTCTTCCTCCTCCACTTTTTTATTGAATTTTGTAGTATCTATTGTAAATTTTATTGCATTCGCTGCAGGCTTTGTTCTAAAATAATAAATTCCTGTTTTTAACCCTAATTTCCATGCAGTCATATGTGATGACGTCATTTTATTAAAATCAGCATCTTCCATATAAACATTCATACTCTGCGTTTGATCAATAAAAGGACCTCTTTCCGCCGCCTGAACAACTACATGTTTCTGTTTTATTTCCCAAACAGTTTTATACAAATCTTTTAATTCTCTAGGAATTTCCAAATATTGAACCGAACCATTATGAAAAATAATATTATCTTTTACATCGCCATCCCATAATCCAAAATTCTTCATATCACGAATTAAATACTTATTTATTAGCTTAAATTCACCTGCTTGAGTTCTTCTCTTATAAATATTACTTGTAATTGCCTCAAAACATTCATTATTACCTAAAATTTGGGATGTTGACGCTGTAGGCATCAATGCAGTTACTAAACTGTTCCTTACTCCATATTTCATAATTTTATCTTTTAATCCATTCCAGTCCCATCTATCCGACGGTTTCACATCCCACAAATCAAACTGAAATTTACCTTCACTTATTGGAGATCCAATAAATGAATGATATGAACCTTTCGCATGATCTCTTGAAATATCTTTCATAAAATTGTCATATGTATCATCTGCCTTATAAACATGTTTACTTTTTTTCATATCTGTATTTTCTAATAATTCTGATTCTATATCTTCACCAATTTCTTTTGAAATTTCCATACTTGCCTCTAATGCACCAAAATAAATTGTTTCAAAAATTTCCTTATTTAAATTGTGAGCTTCTTCACTCTCAAATGGAAATCTCATCATAAAATATGTATCAGCCAATCCTTGAACACCAATCCCAATTGGTCTATGTTTTAAATTTGAAAATTTCGCCTCAGGTATTGGATAATAATTCACATCTATTACCTTATTCAAGTTTCTACATATAGTTTTTGTTACCTCCTTTAATTTATCAAAATCATAAATTGGTTGTAAATATACATTTAATTCATCATACCCACCTATCCTTTTACCATCTAAATAAATTTGAGGTACAGTATTTACATCCTCTTTTAGCAAGTCAGCTATCTTATCTTCTTCATTTAAAATTACTTCCTCATAATCTAATTCATGATTTTTTAATAACATCTTCGCTAATTTACAATATTTACAATTATCTTTACTGTAAATTTTTATTTCACAGTCCAATTTAGTATTAACTATATATGTATTTAATGCTATTGATGCTAAATTACATACTGCTGTCTCTTTATCATCTGAATATTCCACTATTTCGGCACATAAATTAGATGATTTAATAGTACCAATATTTCTTTGATTTGATTTTCTATTAATATGATCTTTATATAAAATATATGGATTTCCTGTTTCTACTTGAGATTCAAGAATCTTATTCCAAAGAGTGCGAGCAGATACTTTCTTTCTATATTTACCTTCAGCTACATATTCATTATATAACTTTTCAAATGAATCCCCCCATACATCAGTTAATCCTTGACTTTCATCAGGACACATTAAATACCAACTATCATTTGCCATTACCTTCTTTACAAATAAATCAGGAATCCATAATGCTAAAAATAAATCACGTGCTCTGTCTGTCTCTGAACCTGTATTTTTTCTCAATTCTAAAAATTCAAACACATCTGCATGCCATGGTTCTAAATACATCGCAAATGATCCGGGTCTACGACCACCTTGATCTATATACCTTGCGGTATAATTATATACTTGTAACATTGGAATAATCCCATTAGAATTACCATTTGTTTTTCTAATTAATGAACCACCAGCTCTAATATTACTTACATGTACACCAATTCCTCCCGCATTCTTACTAATATAGGCACAATTACTAATTGTCTTAAATATACCCTCTATACTATCATTTGTACCAGTTAGAAAACACGACGATAATTGAGGCCTTATTGTACCTGAATTAAATAATGTTGGAGATGCATGTGTAAAATATTTTTGAGACATTAAATCATATGTCTTAAAAGCTGATTCTAAATCATTTTCATGAATACCAATAGATACCCTCATCCACATATATTGTGGTCTTTCCACAATTTCTCCATTTGACTTCATTAAATATGCTTTTTCTAATGTCTTAAATCCAAAAAAATCAACTAAATAATCCCTATCATGAACTATTTTTGAATCAATTAATTCATGATTATCCTCTATAATCTTAAAGATATGCTTTGATAGTAATGGAGTTGATTCATTATTCCTATCATTATTTACCATTAACTTTTTAGCACATTCATAAAATGTTTTAGGAGTACTTTTCTGTAAATTACTTATATAAAGTCTACCCCCCAATAAACCATAATTTGGCTCATCTGAACTTAATGATGCACAAACACGAGCTGATAAATTATCCAATTCTAATGTAGATATACCATCATATAAATTTTGGATTACTTGTTGGGCTATTTTTACAGGATCTATTTTTTTTAAATTCCCTTCTTTAATTAGTTTATTTAGTCTAATACTTATTTTATCGAAATAAACTGGTTCTTTACTTCCATTTCTTTTAGTTACCTCCATATTAATTTATACATTATAACTATTAATATTTATTTATATGATTAATCAATTTTTTTATATGACAAATTTTTAAAATTAATTTATAAAAAAATTGAAAAAAAAAATTTAAGTAATTCAATTCTAAAATTACTCAATTACCTTTACAAACTTAACAAAATTACAACAACTATGACACCACAGACACCACCA